ACCGTCTATTTGAAATTCAGAAATAGACCGATCAAAATTTATAAAATTGGAACTCAAAGTTATTAAGGTATTGTTTCCCAATCCATCTTGGAGTTGGGAGACGTTATTATTCAATCCTTGACCTGCATTATTGATAAATAAAATATCAGGATAGGTTGACGCGGGAGATAATATAGATACTCCTTGGGTCACCATGGGCTGATTTGTTGACATTTAATTATCTCCTGTTTCAGGTGTTGCTTGGCCAACTTGGCCAACTTGTCCTTGCCAATCTCCCCATGAACTCCATGGAAAGGGTTGGATAGGTGTTTCTTGTTCATTCCATGGCGCACTTTGGTTTGGCCACACTGCCTGTGTTGTTTGCCATGGCCTCGGATGGTGTAAAGGCAGTGGGTCAGGTCTAATCACTGGGTTTAAACTCTGTGGATTTGGGATATCCAGGAAGTACTTATTGACATACAACCCAGTCCAAATAAGACCCAATCCCCGGTAATCCATCTGTTTTACCAAATCATTGTAATTACATAGCTGGCCTGACCTGTCACACCGCGCGACAGCGTCTGGTGATCTTTCGTCAATTCTTACCCATCTGCCATGTGGAAACATTTTGTTTTCCTAAAATTTTCTAAGTATTCTTACAAAGCCCCCTCCCCTCCTCCGACTTTTTTAAAAAAAATCAAAAAACGGTAAAAATTGGGGCTATTTTAATCCAAAAATACTATAAATAAACATTTCTTATAATTTTAACCTTTAAGCATACGTATACATATTCGGCTGAATGCGAAGTGGCACATGCTCTTCGTCTTCAATAGCTGCTTCCCTATAAGCATTAGAAGCTAGTCTTTCTAGTGTATCTGAGTGATCCAGGGCAAATTTGAGTGACATTTCGTGTGCCAGATCAAATCGGCATGCCCTCATAAACCTTTGAGGAATAAATATATTCTGATTTAGGGAAGTGACATCCATGATTTGAATTTCTTGGTTATAGACAATTGTCTGATAACTATTATCGGGTGTCGGCCATAGGGTGAGCCGAGGATTATTTTGCCGATCGAAATAAAAACTGGATGGCGTTGCCTGAATTTGTTTGTTTGGATATGAAATCCATTCCTCGCGTGAAATTGGGGTTAAAATACGACTGAAGGTTGGCACACTGAAGTAAACTTGCATAACATTCAAGGTTGCGCCACCTGTCTCACGTATACGTGCGCCCATTGCATTCAAGGGAGCATTAATCACAGCCCAAATAATTTGTCCATAAGGATAATAAGTTGAACCAATTGTCAGACCATTCAACCAAACGTTGCCATCATAGGTATATTCAAAAACAAGGTCATAATTGCAACTCGTATTGGATTGTATCCCAACATAGTAAATTGCAGGGGTAAAGCCAGTTGGGTAAATGTATGATAGATATCCATTAGGGGTTGTTTGGGTGCATGGATTGGAAGCATTGGGGATTCCATTAAATGCACTCGATGCAGTCCCACCAGCACTTGAAAAGGCTACACCACCTAAAAGTTGCATATTATTGCTGGCAGTAACCTCAGTTAAGTCAACGGTATAAGGAGCAACGATGTAACTTGGTTGGCCAACATTGAGTTGAAACATTGCCTTTTGTTCAGTGAAAAGATTTAAACCTTTATTCACCCAATTTGAGAGGAGAAAATTTAGGCTTAGGAGTGCTGAGTCAGCTTGCAATCCAGAAATGTCGGCACCCATAATTCCACATAGCTCGAACGCATCCTTAACGAATGTCTCAACAAGGGTATTTTGCCCGAAATTAAAAGTTTGACTATAAGCCACTTCATTATCCTATTATCTCTTTTTGAAACCTTTTAAGGTCTTTGCGAGTACAGCTTCTTTTTTTATGGTGGGATTTTTACTATGTTCCGCTTTTTCTAATTTCCCTGAAGGAATCTTTTTTCCAGGTGCGACACCCAAAGCCTTGTGTAACTTTCCCTTCGAGGAGGGTTTGATAACATCTGAAATCCAATTTGAAGCCATTAGATTATTCCTTGTTGTAAGAGGTTAGCCGTCAATGTTCCTGCTGCTGAGGAATTCACAACAACCTGCAATGCCATTGTCGGCGTTGATATTGTATAAAGTTGATTCGTGGTTGCAGCTGTCAAAGTAGCAGCCACAGGGAAAGTTACTGGTGTAGAATTGACGGTATAGGATAGGGTCGATCCAGCACCAGGATTTGAACTTATATTCAATGGAATTTCCAATTGATCAATTGTTTGGAAAAAAGAATAATTTATTGCTCCTGTGACTTCAGCAGCAATTGTTATATTCGGATCAATGTTGAATGTATTGACCTTTATCCATTGGGAAGTACCTGTTGACCCACTACCAACATTCAATGAATCATAAGGCCCATTGGCATAGATTACGGTTACAGTATGGAATTGATGAGCAGACACAACAGTTCCAACATTCGGACCTACTATATCGTCAATTAATGGATTTCCATATTGATCCGTCCCAGCAACTGTGAATGTAATCAACGACAAATTTAATGTTGATGATAAAGTAATATTTCTTGCAAAATTTGGAAATATCAAAGGATAGTTGAGGGGGACTATCGATATCAATCCTGCACCTGAGAGATTTGTTCCGAACAAAGTCGCATTTGTTGCAGGAAATGATATCGTTATAAGTCTTGACATATTTATATATCCTTACGGCTGCGCAATAGAGTATTGTGCAACACCAAATCTTCCAACCGTTGTCTGATATAGATTCCCAAGTCCTGGTGTCATGGTAATCAAAACACCACCACCAACACCATTCGCTGTTGCAGCAGTTGTAGCCGTAAAGACAAAGTTATTTTGATCTATAACTATCACTGAAGCTGTAACATTCAAATTGGCTGCAACGATTCCATTAGTTGTCGTAGCACCAGAGAATGTGACATGTTCACCTGTGGTCAATTGATGATTAGGGGCAGACACAAGAACAACTTGACTGGCATTTATAGTTGTAAATGGATTTGCATTTAAAATAATAGTACCATTCAAAGCGGCATTATAATTTCTAGTATCTCCACTTGCACTGTACATGTTGATAGTCAGACGCTTCAAACCATCAGCCATAAATATATCAGCGGCAGCACCCATTCCTGTAGAAGTATAAGTACCGCGGACATCTGAAGTTGTTGCCGTTGCAGTTAATTGCTGCCCCGGGTTTAAAGTACTTGCAAATACAAATCCACCACCACCAGCGACAATAGTAGCCGTCGCAATACCATAGGTGTTATATGTGAACGTCGTGCCACCAGTTACAGTAATTTGCGCAGTTATATTCAATTGTGAGGCAGTTATGCCACCTACAGCTGTTGCATTCGAGATCGTAACATACTGGCCAGTCCTCAGATTAGCTGTGGATGGTACAGTGACTGTGACAACACCACTTGTAATCACGGTTGCAATAGGGTTCGCAGCAAGTGAAACATAGTAAGTTAAATCTGGAACACCAGCCCAACTTACAGAATTTAGGGCATAATTTGGATAAGCCATAAGATGAGGCAGACCATAGGTATTTCCTGTTCCAACTGTAATGGCAGCAACCGTTCCGGCAGCTACGAAAACAGATTGAATATATAAAAATGCCTTATTTCCATATCTTGTTGTAGCTCCCGCGGGGCCTTGGATTTCCTCAGTCAAAGGTTGGCCATATTGATCCCATCCAAAAACTGTAAATATTTGCGAAGTTACACCTACAACGCCAGTGATGGATATATTCCTTGCACAATCGAGTTTAAGGACATTGGGTACTCCTGCATAAGATGTCAGGTAAGTGATACCGTATGAACTTGCAGCAACCAATGGGACAAACCCACCAGCAACAGGTGTGAATGCTGGCGCTATATTATTGTTAGAGGCAGTTGCTGGTATGATATCGAGCAACGATGTTGGAGTTACATAAATACCAGGGGCCAATGTATCGATTGGCGATGATACTTGAATGGAAGGCGATAAAACATTTGCCCCTGGGATGAAGGCTGACCCGATAATCGGGCCAACTCTCACACCATCAGAAAAATGCGTACCCAAAGGTGGTTTAGTAACGCTCATTATTTATACTCCTTGTGATCCGAATGTTGCGCGCCAGTTAGACACACCGAATGAATAACGCTCAACGAATGTAACGTTTAAGTTACGTGTCGTTGTATCGGTAAACATGTCGATTGTGAGGGGATCGCGTTCATAATACTTGAAGCCATTAGTTTCCGAGGTTAACAATTGCCACTGATTTGGGTTCGTGAGGAATTGATTGACCCGATAACCTTCAGGAACACTACTCAAATTGTAGATTGCTGAGATATCGTTATTCGCTGTACTTGTGCGATATTTGGATTCAAGAAGGACGTTTGCTGTAAACTGAAGTTCCGGAGGAACAATCAATTTTTCACATTGCAAAGCAATACGAAGGCCAGCAGCATTTAGAAACTTTTGGATACCGATCAAAGCATCTTGCAAAGATGTCTCATTCAACTGAGTTGGCAATGCAAATGTGTTTGGGACAATGTTTCCATTAACCGGATGTGCTGTGGAATATAAGGGCATTCCGTCGGACACTGGGTAGTTTAAATTGAACCCATTATTTAAAATCGATGCGGCT